ACGGCCGACACTCAGCAGCCCCTAGAGATTGCCCAGCCGACCACCATGACGTACCCCCTGATCGCACCGCAACTCACAGGACCCCAATCGGCGGGAGTCTACGTGCCTCAAGACTTTTCATCGAGCGGGTTGAACATTCCGGCCTATGTGGTGTCTGACACGGCGACCGTGGCGAATACCGTGGCGTATTCGAGTTTCGGGCCTTTTGCGGGGGAGGGGAGCGTTTACTTTCCGGGGGGTGCGGGCGCGGCTGGCTACATTCAGTTCCCGAGTTCTGTAACTTCCCTGAACTTTGACATAACTGCACAGGATATAACCATCGAATTTTGGGTTTATGCGGTGCGAACATCACAGCCTGGTGCGTTTGTTTTCAGGGGACCTACTGTCGGTTCACCAACATCTGACTGGCAAATTTATCAAAATGGATACACTTTGGTTTTTCAGGGTGCAAGCACCGCTACATCTCCGCAGAACGTCATAATGACCATCAATCAATGGAATCACGTCGCTGCAACAATTCAGGGTTCCACAATGACTCTTTGGGTCAACGGCGTCTCTATTGGCACCGCAACCAAGTCGACTTCCACATATTCGTCGTCTCACCCGGTTACAGTTGGGGCTGGTAATTATAGCGCTTATTACAATGGTTATCTTTCGAATTTTCGCTTCGTCCGCGGCGCCGCCCTCTACACGTCAACATTCACCCCACCGACCGGCCCGCTCCAGCCAATCCAAGGCGTCACCCAAGCAGGCACGCCATACGGAACAGTTTTGCTCCTACGCAATGCCCCGGCGCCCGGTCGCGTCTTGACGCAAAAGTTTGCCGGCGCAAACTCGGGCCAGGTCCTCGCCTTCCCACCGGCCGCGATGACCGGCTACACGACCACCTTGAACGCGGGATACGGGCAGGGGACTTATGTGGCGAGTGCGAGCAGTGAATATAGCTTATGGAAAGCTTGGATGGCGTTTGATCAGGGGGCTACAAACTTTTGGCAGATTGCTACAGGTACATACACAGCCAACGTACCATATTCCGGTCTGATTACGACCATAGACATCAACGGCAAGTCTTATCCAGGCGAATGGCTTCAGATCCAATTGCCATCGTCGATTGTACTATCGAATTACTCCACAACAAATTCAAGCGGAGGCGCGCAAATTCCAACTGCGTGGTGGATTCTCGGATCATGTGATGGAACAAACTGGTACCTCGTGGACGAAAGAAGCAACCAGTCAACTTCATCAGCTATCGTTACGAATTACCCGATTTCGTCACAGGCGTTTTCATATTTTAGAATTGTTATACGTATTGCAAATAATACGTTTCCTCTTATAAGCGAATGGACCCTCAACGGCACCATCGAGTCCGTCAACGTGACCCCCGACGGCCGCGTGGGCCTTGGCGTCGTGAATCCCACGCGAGCTCTGGAGGTTGCTGGCGACTTGGTCGTGAGTGGGACCGTGAGTTCTGGGACGGGACTCATGTTCCGGAACCGCATTATCAACGGCGACATGAGTATTAATCAGCGTGGAATCTCTAGGACCGTCGGAAGTCCGACCGCTTTACTGGCTCAGAGGTATACTTTGGATCGGTGGAGTGTTTTCAGATCTGGGTACGCAGCAGGTGGCACGGTAGCACAAGGTACGCTTTCAAATACAGATCTTCCTTACATTAATGATGGGTTGTACAGTTTTATGCGTATAGGCAGAACGGTCGATAACACAAATACGGGCGTCATCGTCGTAAGCCAAGCAATGGAAACGATAGAATCTTATCGTTTCGCTGGAAGACCAGCAAACTTGTCATTTTACTATAGGACGGGATCCGCCTGGGCCGGCGCGGGTGTGGGTGCGGTTATTTACGGTACGGGCACTGATCAGGCGCCCACAAATTGGGCCGCGGTGACGGCAGGAGCTTCTGCACTAACTGCTTCCCTAAATTGGACTAAAATTACACTTACGGTTAACATACCTATTAATGCGACCCAGACAGGAGCCAATTTTACTTATACACCAACAACCAATCCAGCGGTTGCCAATGACTATATTGATATCACAGGCGTCCAACTCGAGAAAGGCACGGTCGCCACGCCGTATGAAATCCGCCCCTATGCAACCGAGCTGGCGCTTTGTCAGCGGTATTACTGGAGATTGAATGGGCCGGCACCCATTGGAACCGTAGGCGCCTGGACGACCACATCTGGTTATTGCCCCATTACTTTCCCTGTCCCCATGCGAGCGAAACCAACAATTGGCTGTAATACAAGTAGTCCGCCGCCGGCTGCGGGCACGGTAATTGTATTGAGCAATAGCGAGGTGCAGTTATGGTATTCGGGGGGGTCTCAAACGGTAACAAGTATACGAACGTCATCAACTTCAATAACTAATGGCGAAATACTTATTGTTTGGCCAACAGTGGTGACGCTAAATGGTGGTTATTTAATAGAACTCCCTACATCAAAATTCATTGAGTATAGCGCCGAACTTTAATATTTACATGTGTTAATGGACGGCGACGCTTTCGTATACGTCGCCAAGTCATCGGGAGCCATTATAGGCTCGAGACCCGATTACATCGAAGACCCACGCTACGAGTGTCTTCAGGTCCCTGAGGGTCTGACGGTCACCACGCTCATGGCCGTTCGCTCAGAAGACGGAACCGTCTCACTTGTTCCAGATCCAGTAAAGGTCCAGGCCAAACTCGACACCCAGTGGATTCAACTCCGCGCGGATCGCAACGCGCGGCTGGCCGCCTCGGATTGGACGCAACTCCAGGATTCTCATATATCACAGGACCGCAAGGATCAATGGGCGGCGTACCGCCAAGAACTACGGGACCTCCCGGACGGCGTGGAGGACCCCACGATGCCCACGTGGCCGCTGAAACCCGGAGAGACCCCCCCTGCCCCCGTGATCTCCTCGAGATTCGGTGCTCTCCTCGAACACGCAGGCGAGGAGCCGGTCGCCGAGCCTGAGTCAGAGCCAGAGGTGACCGATGAGCCAGTCGCTGAGCCAGAACCAGAGGTGACCGAGGAGCCAGTCGCTGAGCCGGTGACCGATGAGCCAGTCGCTGAGCCAGAGCCGGTCACAGAGCCAGTCGCTGAGGTGACCGAGCCAGTTCCAGAGGTGACGGAGGAGCCAGTCGCTGAGGTGACGGAGCCAGTTCCAGAGGTGACGGAGGAGCCAGTCGCTGAGGTGACCGAGCCAGTTCCAGAGGTGACGGAGGAGCCAGTCGCCGAGCCTGAGCCAGTTTCTGAGCCAGAGCCAGTCGCTGAGTGTGAGCCAGTTTCTGAGCCAGAGCCAGTTCCAGAGGTGACTGAGGAACCAGTCGCCGAGCCAGTTCCAGAGGTGACTGAGGAACCAGTCGGCGAGCCAGTTCCAGAGGTTGAGCCAGTCGCTGAGGTGACCGAGCCAGTTCCAGAGGTGACCGAGGAGCCAGAGCGGGTTGCAGAGCCAGTTGCTGAGCCGGAGCAAGTAGCCGATCCGGAGCCAGAGCCGGAAGTCACCGCGGAGCCAGACACCCCGTGATTGTGTGGCCTACTACTACTAGCAAATGAAGACCATCTATGTCGACTCCCGGAATGGCGACGTTCTCCATCTGACACATCCGATCAAGAACGTCAGTCGAGTTGAGCTCGTCGCGGCGAGCGTGCCCAAGCCCCTCGACCTCGACTTTATCTTCCTGGACATTCTCGAACTTCGGACACAGGCTACGATGTGTGCCCAGGCGCTCCCATTCTCGGGTGAGAGTGCCCAAAACTCGTTCGCGATGATTCAGATGGACGTCCCGGTCGATTCCGTCAAGCACTTCAAGGAAGAGACCGACTTTCGGGTCAGCGCCGACTATGCTCAGCCGATCGATAAGTTGTCTCGTCTGACAATCAAGTGGCTTGATTCTACTGGTAAGCCGCTTGATTCTCAAGGTGTTTTTGTTTTGCGTGTTCACACGGTGAAACACGAGGTTGAGGTTCCGCCACCTCCACCGATGCTCGAGGTGGAGCTCAAGCGCATCGTCGACGCCATGAACCTCATTCCACCAAAGCCCGAAACCGACAAGCGTCAGTTTGGCCGGTGGGCCGTCTGGGTCGTGTTCTTACTCCTAGTCCTGGGTTATGTCGGGTACAAGCGCCTGACGCCTAGCGCCTAGCGAGTGACGGCGTACATAGCAGGGTTCTGAGACGGGTCGTTGATCTTGACGTTGGTCGCGACCGCCTTGACAACCATGTAAACCACGATCGAGAGCAGGGTCGTGGCCAGTGCCGAGAGCACGTAATACTGGCCACTGTTCTTGCTCATCTGCACGACCTGTGCGATGATGAATCGCACGACGTCCATCCATGCAATCGCGGCCGCGAAGGAGAAGCCGGCGACGATAGAGTTGAGGGACTGGGCCTCGAGCTGAAGGGCAACATTCGTGATGATCCCGGCCATTTTTTACTTTAGGTGGCGAAAAAAAATAGGTCCTCTTCGTCCTCATCCTCAAAAGCTTCTTCCTGGAGGATCGTCGCATATTTGACTCTCGGGGGCAACTCCTCATCCTCTTCGTCCTCGTCCTCAAATGGGTGAATCTCTTGCCCATCGTCATACGGGTCCATACTAGTTGGCGAACAAAACCTTACCCCGTCCTTCCGCAACCTCGAAGAAGTTATAGTTGACGGCATAGAGTCGAACTATTCGAGGCGACGCGCTACTATTCAAATTCAAGTCGAGCACTTGATTCTGAATGCGGCTCATATTAATGGATCCGGTTGGCCTGGTATGCTCCGGGTCAAGGCAAAACGAGTACATGTAGAATTGGCTGGTCGGTAGGCGCGTGTGATACTCCATGGCTTGAATGACCCGTAAGTAGAGCGCGGACCCGACCTCGCGTGGTATGCGATCGACTCCGTTTAATTTCAAGGTCAGATCGATCAATTGCTCATGTGTCCCGTCGGTTGTGTAATCGTACCCGAATCGATCAACATTTTGAATCACGATGAAAACCTCCTTCACTGGGTTTGCCCAATTGGGAAAAATCCGAATAAAGTCCGAGTCGAGTCCTACTTCGTTCTCGACGTATTGCACTTGCTCGAACACGTACGTGAGGGGCTTGGCCTCCAAGAATTTGATTTCATTCTCGCTAAGGTATGTGTATTCGATTTCAAGGAAGGCGTCGACTGGGTCGAAGTAGATGATCTGAGGGAACGTAAAGTCTAAAGCGTCTCGAAATGTGACACGAATCGCGAGTTGAGATTTACGTAGGGCACAGAGGGGCAATCCCTTGCGGATACACGAAAAGTCGAGCGGCACGGTATATGTCGACAGGTTTCGAGAGTTGGCAATGCCGGCTTTCCCAACCATGGCTAGTAACGAGGCTTGCTGTCCCTGCGGGATCATCAAGTCGTTTTTGATCGCCATATACTCCCCATAAAGACGTTCGACCGTTTTCCCATCACAGACCAGCTCGGCATAATCGATCATCAACGTACCGACCGAGTCGAGCACATCACTCGTGAGGACCGGCAGGTTTACTTTCAGGATGACTTTTGTGATAAGGTCGGCCATGTTTGGCAGATCAACCGATGATGTATCACCGAACCGAACCTCATCCGTGAATTGAACCTTGTTCATTATGCTGAAGTGTCTCGTTTCGGTCGGATACTTTTCTAAGAAATATGTAACCTCTGGGTCTCCCGATAACGATATATCGTCTCGGCCTAAAAATGCGAGACTTGCCCGGCCGGCCATACGCTTCTCACACATTAAAAAGTATGCCCGCGAGCCCATTCTCGACACGTAGTACGTTGTAGCTATTGCAGTAGACTCGCATGTCGATCTTGGTGTTTGCGTCACCGCTCAAATTCAATTCGAGAACCTTTTGTCTAATTCGGCTGAAGTTCACTTGTCCGGTTGGACGAGGGTTGACGGGGTCCTTTGCGAAGCTATACATGAAGAACTTGCGCATCGGTGTAATGTTATAGCACATGTATGGGACTAAGGTTCCGAGATCGGCAGCGTCTCGTGTAAACACGGAGTTATTGTTGAATGTGAGCCCGAGGTTCACGAGTCCGGTGTCTGAGTAATCGTACGGTTCAGCTTTTGCTTTCTGTAAAACGAAAAACAACTCCTTCACGGGGTTAATGAAAGGCATGTCAAAGACGCCGAGTTTGAACCCCTTTGGTAGGGTCGTCGTGAAATATTGCGTCTGTGTGATGATGTACTCGAGCCGATTATTTTGAATCCACTGAATCTCCGTGTCATCCAAGTATACGTACTCGACAATGACTGTGGTTTCGAGTGGATCACTTGTGACCGCACCGGCGTTGTTGATCGTTCCGAAATCGCGGAATGTGACTCGGAGTTCTATATCCTGACGCGCGATCGCAGCGAGTGGTAGGGAAAGCTCTGGGTTGCCGTAAAAATAGAACGGCAAGGTGGTGTAGTACGTGCGGTACGATGGGGCATATACGTTGGATGTGTCGCCCTTGCCTGTGAGTAGCTTGAGTGCAGGCTGATTTTCGTACGGTACATTAAGATCGTTCCATATTTCGATCATCTCACCTTGGAGTGATTGGATGAGTTGTCCACCGATGTAAAGATCGGCGTTCTTGATGGCGTACGTGCCGACCGAATCGAAATACCCATATCGTGTGAATGATTCGGTCGAACTAAAGGGAGTGACAATCAGGTATGTCATAGCGGCGTCTATAGAAGTGATGGGCTCGTCGGCGACTACTTTCACCTGTAGGACATCCCCCGAGTTGACGAAAAAAGGCAACTTGACCGTGTGTGGCGGAACCGTTCCGAGGGTGAACGTGTACGTCGCGAGCCCGATACTTATGGACCTTATTTGGGGTGTCGCCAGAATGACCATGTGCAAATAGTGAATCCCCGGAAGCACGAATGTGAGCGATCCGTCGTCTGTGACGGATATATCGTTACTAGTGCCTATGCGATCAAAGTCCTCTTCGAGATTGAGAGTTTCTTCGGTTGGAGAAAAGTCTTGCTTAGGCCGAAATAAGACACCGTTTTGGGTAAATGCGACCGAGTCTTCATCATCACTCGCCTGTTGGATGAATGTAATCGTGGTGCCCGGTAATAAGTCACCACCCCCCTCGTGGAAAATGTCGAGAAAAAAAGAGGTTTCTAAGGATGTGACTACGATCGGAAATGAAAAGTTGATTGTCGGGTCGGTGGATTGATTCGTGTCGTACCGGTACTTGTATGTCGATGTCCCCGGCTCATACTCGCCATATGCCACTCCGGTAATGAGAGCGGTCGGTGCCGAGAAGATGCACGTCACAAGGAACACTCCGTACTTTTCAAAGCGGAATGTGTCGTTGACGGTGTCGACCGTTAAAATGTCAGAACGCTCGCCGACCGGCATGACAAACTGACCCACTCGCAGCGGTGTCGGGCTCGTTGCAGGTAAGGTCAAGGCTGTCGAGAGGCGAAAGTGTTGGTCCGAAGGGCCGATGGAGATGAATGTTTCTTCGTCGAATTTCGGATTCGGTTCGAGCATGGTGACGTCGAAATAGTAATACTCGAAAATGTCGTCGACATTAATCTGTACGATGGTGGGTTGACCGGCCGACACGGACCATGTGTACGATTTGGAGTAGGACGTGAGCGCGAGTGTCGGGTGTATGTCCGTTTTTGTCGTTCCGATGCGTATCTGATTGATAGGTAGGGTCGTTCGGAACGTGACGTGATACAACCCCTTTCGGAGAAATGTGACGAGTCCTCCGTTTGTCCGTCTCGCGATTCCGGACGACCCCTGAATAATCCACGAGGTAAGCTTTAGCCAATACGTGTTCGGGCCAAACATTTCGGTCGGCATGTACCCAGTCACCCCCGGGACGCTCATGAAGAGCCCGGACCGACTGGATTCAGGTGGGATTGCTGACACTCGGTCCCACCCGGATTGTTCGAAGGTCAATTCGCTCGTCCGCGTGCCCGACACACGGTAGACGAATCTTCCTTCGGCGTCGACCGAGTCAAATCCTCTCGGGTCCAAACCCCAAAAAACAACCATCTCCGGGTCGCATTCGATGCTAGCACAGTTGCTAAAAATAAACTTGTTCAGCGTCTCGCTCACGTCCGCGTAATATCCCGCTTGGGTATCGTCCGTCGAAGGCAGCCAATCGCCGGGTGTGAGCGTACTGTAAAATGCACTCGTTGGCTGGACGGACTTTCTCGTCGTTCCACCGTTGACAAAGAAGTACGGAATGAAGGTTGAAGATGCCTCGATCGGATAGCTGAAGTTGTTTCCGGGATCGTTCAGATACGGCAAATTCATCTTCACGGTGAGCCCCCGCACGAGATCTCCTTTGTACGGGATTCGACATGTCGCAGTCGAGTCGTAAAGGACTCGCTCACCCAGAAAAGGAACCTCGTACGCCTCGAGGACGAACGGTGTGTGTCGTTTGAACACGCCCGAGAAGTGTGTCACGGATGGTGCCCCTGTAAGGAGTGCATCCTGCTGACCTATTGCGGCCAACTGGATATTTCCAGCCGACATCCTACTAGGGATGGTGTAAATTCTTTCACACAAATATCCCGAGTACCCTTAGATGAGCCTACAGCTCCGGCGGTTTGACCCGACGAAGATGGGCGACGATAAGGTGTGTGTCTTTATCGGCAAGCGTGGCACGGGCAAGTCAACGCTCGTCACGGACATCCTATGGCACAAGAAGCACATCCCGGCCGGGATCGTCATGTCTGCGACTGAGGAGGGAAACCACCACTTCAGACAGTTCGTGCCGGACCTATTCATTCACGGCGACTACAATCGCGAGTCGATCGAAAAGGTTCTCGATCGGCAGAAGCGCCTCGTGAGCACAGGACGAGGGTCACCCGCATTCATGCTGCTCGACGATTGCATGTACGACAAGTCCTTCATGCGTGACACGTGCATCCGCCAGTGCTTCATGAACGGCCGACACTGGAAGATCTTCTTTATGATGACGACCCAGTACGTGATGGACATGACCCCCATGATCCGTGCAAACACCGACTATGTGTTTGTCCTGCGCGACAATGTACGCCAGAACCGTGAGAACCTCTACAAGTGCTTCTTCGGCGTCTTTCCGAGCTTCGACACCTTTTCACAGGTGATGGATGCGTGCACCGAGAATTACGAGTGCCTCGTGCTCGACAACACGAGCAAATCAAACAAGATCACGGACTGTGTCTTTTGGTACAAGGCGCCAGTCCGGCGCGGGTTCAAGGTGGGTGCGCCAGTCTTTTGGCAGGCTCACCAACGCATGTATAATCCGACGCACGTGACCGGAACAGGGTCGCAGACAGGTCAGCAACTTGCGCGCTCGCGCGGCGCGGCGACAATCACGGTTAAAAAAGCCCGTTAGATTCAATGGAGAATTACGATCCGAATGCACCGAGTACACTCATCCAAGAGATCGAGTCGACGGTTCCGACCGGGCTTTTGCGTCCCGAAAAAAACGTTGACTCATCTCAAATGGCAGACTTTTCGACCCCGATAGACGAGGTGATGCCCGGTCCGAATATGATGCTCCAGGATGAGATTATGCACCACAAAAAGCCACAGAAGAGTGCATCGGCCGAGAACCCCTTCGGTCTCACGAACGACCAGTACCAGGCGGCAGTCGCCGGCATCGCAGCCGCGATCGCCTTCTCGAAGCCGGTGCAGTCTCGCATTGGTTCGATGGCGCCGAGCCTCGTGGGCATGTCTGGCGATCTGACCACGGCCGGTATGGCATTCACTGCGCTGATTGCCGCAGCCATCTTCTTCCTGGCACAGCGGTTCCTGAAGGACCGTTGATCTAATCGGCTATTGTCTCTCCACAGTACTCGTGTGAGCCCACCTCTTGATAGACGCCGAGCGAGACCGCAAGCGCTTTGAGGTCCTTAAAGTTTTTCCAAAAGTTCGACGTATGGTCGTACTCTGTCACGCTGGTGTGAGCCAACTCGTGAATGAGTACGTGCATTGCAGAATTGACATCGTCGCCCGCGAGGCATATGTAAATCTCGTACCCCTTGTTCACATTGTATCCTATGGCACCCTTCTTTTTCGAAAAGTCCATCAGGCCCGTGACGATCGCCTCTTTCTTAAGCCGTGTCCAGCGCGGGTCCTCCCCTAGATTGCTTCTGAGTTTCAGGTAACGTTCTTTCAGAAGGGATAGCATCTCGGGCTCGCTATGAAAATAGAGAATCGCCCCAAACAAGACTGCGCACGTCAAGGCGAGCTTCATATTACAAGCGGCGAAAAATAAACGCCGCGTAAATGTCGGATATCAAGCCCGTCTTGTGCGCGAGCATCGGCTTCCACGCGCGCAGCTCGAAGCACGGCGTGAGTGCGGCCATCAGACGCTCTCGGCACAGGATCGGCTCGAGCTTAGGCCCGTCGGCATAGAACGGCCCGTCGGCGACGCGCACTGCGAGCGTGGCCGCATCTCTCAGCTCGACCGTGTTCCCGAGCGTATCGGTGCGCGCCGAGTTGCCCACCCCGATGTACTCTCTGATGCGTGAAGCCTCTGGCGTGATTCCGATGAGCAAGCCTCCGGGCTTGACCGCGCGGGCGATGGCGGCAATGCTCGTCGCGAGCGTCTCGGCGCTCTCAAAGATGTAATGGAGCGAGAAGTTGTAGCAGACGACATCGAACGGCCCGTTGCGCACGTCGCGCACGTCGCCTTGTACTATCAGGGCGTCGAGTCCGATGTTCATGGCCCGACTCGACGCCTCGAGGAGTGACACGGGGTCCGGGTCAACGCCCGTCACGTTCGCACCGACGTGCTTCCACTTGTGCCAATCGCCGCCGCGCCCGCAGCCACAGTCGAGCACGATATCACCCGGGCGCACTGTCTGTCCGATGAGCATCTTTTTGACATCGTTGTGGACTTTACGCATCGGCTTAAAAGGAAAGCGCCCCTTAACCTTATATGGGTTCTCTCGAGACTGACTACCTGACTGTGCCGGGCCAGCTTTTTGCGTGTGTTTCATTTGTCGGACCGGATCAGCCGCAGAAGAATGAGCTCCTCGGTATGAAGATTCGAGGGTGTTTTCCGACGCGCGACGAGGCGGGGCAGCACGCGAAGCGCCTTCAGAAGGAGGATGCCCTGGTCGATATCTATGTCGTCGACATGTACAAGTGGCTCCTAATCCCACCGAACCGTGATATGATCGAGGACACGCACTACCAGAATGACAAGCTCGAGGAGATTATGACCGGATACCGGAAGAACCAGTCTGCCGCGTCGGCGATGTTCGAGAAGCGCAAGCGCGATATGACCGCTCAGCCGGTTGAGGGTTCCTATGCGGATGCGTCAGACGAAAACTCCAAGTTTTACAGCAAGCCAGATGTCGCGCCTATTTCGCACCCGGCAGACGTGCTCGAGAAGCTTCGCGTAGAGTATCCGGAGAAGTCTATCGAGGAGCTTGTGAAGATGGCAGACGAGAGCGTCGCCGAGGAGATCAAGGCGCGCACGGAGCTGGCGAGCGTCGCTGAGTAGGAATAACCTTGACAGAATGTAAAATGAAAGCGAATCGGTTGTGGGCGCTCTTTTTTTTCGTCTTCTTATTTGTGGTTGTGGTGAAGCGCTCGCGACCTGAATTTTTTGGGGCGCTCGAAGTGATGAGAGACATGGCACCGCCACGCCCACGTGGACACCCCATGTCCGATTTCTTTCAAGACGACGAGACAACAGTATCGACAAACAATTTCGCGGTTGACGGCGCCCAGTTTGTGATTTCAAACAATACGATGCTGCACCGTTAGGCCGATTTGATGATGACCGGTCGCATGTTCATCAGGATGGCGCCAATGATGATGCCGATGACGACCAACGCCATCGGGTTTGATTTGAGAGAGTCTAACATATCAGGCTTTGGAGCTGGACCCCACGCCTGCTGCTGTTGCTGGCGTTCTTCCCGCTCGCTTCCCGGATGGTCGGGCTGCTGGGACAGGAACGGGAGGTTGTCCATCGTTTTCATCTTCACTCTCTTCGCTTTTATCTGAATCGTCCTCTACCACAAATCCTTCCAGGTTCCCGTCTTCGTCCGCGTCCGAGTCGTCGCCCGAGTCGTCGTCGTCCGACTCTGAGAAATCCGATTCACTCATTTCGTCGCTCGAGTCGTAATCTTCAGCCTCGTAATCATCCTCGACCGTCTCGGATGGTTCATATCGCACCGGCGCCTGCGTCACTCGACCCGAGCGCGTCCGGGTACAGACGGAAGTCGCGGGCGTGCATGCGACGGACGTCTCTGACTTCATCTGTCTCATCTGGTAGCGTTTCGTTTAAGTACTTTGGAACGAAATAACCACCAACCATTTCGATCGCAGTTTCACCATCGACTCCGAGCCGCTGTGCGATACCACCCATGGCTTCTTGGTGATCGGCATCATCCGCACGCCTCACATAAGAGGCCAGATCGTGGATGTTGTCGATCGCGCCATATAAATAAGGCACACTCGCAGTTGGGTCTTCGTTCAGCAATTCTTCAAAGGAGTGGATGTTTTCGAGGAAGAGCGCCCACGTCTCGGGGTGAAGGCCCGAGTAAGGGTGTACTAGGAGCTCGTACTTTTTGAACGGACGTGCTTTTACGCTTTTTTGAGCCGGGAGTGGGTGCCACATCCAGAAAAGGAGGCATATCATCACGACCCACAACAGCAACATGTTTCAGTTGCTCTACTACTGTAGGCGATAGATTATGTTGCTGCCCTTTTAGCCAATCGCGACACTCTTCGTTGAAGCATCGTTGAACGATCGCCCCTCGGTAAATGCTGAACCAGACGTGGTTCGACTTGTGACACCCCTCGATTCGCTCGCAATACTTGGAGGTGGATTGGGCATACCAGCCGTCGATCGAGTGACGAACGAGCTGCTTGATTTTCGTGTCGTGGTGGCCAGGAAAGTATTGTCGGATGAATGCCTCGAGTGCCGACGTGTCCTCTATCACGATGCGGGTCGGTCGTGCGGTCTCGCCTGTGCGCACCGAGAACAAGGCGAGCACCTCTGCACTCGGTTCGGTGGGAAAGTCCGCCCCGCCGAGGATGCGCCAAGGAGTATACGGATCACCACACGGCTTCTTGTGTGACCAGATCATTCGAAGGCCGCTTCCCGTGTAGACGCTCGAATCGATAATCTTGGCCCAATCGCGCGAATCACCCGCGAGTCGTAAGAGAATGCGCGTCCTGATCGCGAGTGCATCGCCGCGCGTCACGTGCACGTCCGGCCAGTACACGTGGACCCCGGACTTGATCAGGTGATCGACTGGTCGTGGGGGTGCGCGCGCTATACAACAACGGCCACTGTTCACGACGCCGTCGAGGACGTGACAAATGTCAAGAATCTCCCCGTCGGTGAGTGCGTCTGCTGCATTGTAGTCCAGGTCGACAAAGAACTTGAAGACTTCCGTCTTTTGCTCAACGACGAAAAGCTGATGTCCGCTTTGCAAGTCGGATATGTATGCTTCGTGGAAAGCGGGGATTTCGTCGTGAGGAACCACTAAGATGCCGCCATCCATGAGGACATGGGTCCCGGGCGCTTTTGCGCGCCATCTTTTGATCATTAGGTCTAATAGGGTGTTAGTTTTTATCCGGTATCCGAAGAAGAATCTTCGAGGGTGACGCGCGACCAAAGCGTCTGGGGGAGCCGCGTGCGCTTTGGCTTTGGCTCTGGCTCTGGCTCTGGCTCTGGCTCTTGCATGTCCTCGAGCCTCTGGATCTCGTAATGAAGGCGTCGCACCGAGAGTGTGATATAATCATTCGCCGTGCTCTCATCGGAGTGCAGCGCTGCCAAGATGGTCGCAAGCTCGAGCTTTGAGCGTGTCATTACATTATTTCGAGATGTTTCGTGCATATTCTCAACGCGCTATGTAGAACGGTTGCTTCGACGAATTGCGGAGGGCTTGGTGGAACTCGGGGTTCGTTATCACATGAGTGCGAATCATCGGCCATAAGTTTGACCTTGCGCTGATCCCTTCGAGGGTGTCAAACTCGCAAAAGTCGTTCTCGTCGTAATTCTTGCGGAACGCCATCTGTCGGGTCTCCATCTTCTCCTTTTCTTCGGTGAACCTCTTCACGATGTGCCTATGTTCGATGTGCGTCATGGGCACCTCGAACAAGTAGACGTGGTAGATGCTCAAAACCTCAAGGCCCTCATCCGCCTTTTCCTCTGGGTTCTTCGTCGAAAATTTGAAGTGTGAGTAGGTGCCCCTTTTCAGGTTCATAATGCCTCGCGTCTCCTCTTCGAGCTCGCGGACGGCACATCGTATGGGGTTCCAAATCTCACGGCGACGACACCCGCCAGTCACAAATGTCCACTCTTTATACCGTCTGTCGTGAACGACAAGGAAATGTGGTACATTATTTATCCACGACACCGGGATCGAGATTGCCTTGTGGCGCTCGACCGTTCTCACGACTGGAGGAGACTCCATCTACTGGTAAGTCCGTAAAATATTTGGTTAAATTTTGCGTACTCGGGTCGTAGCTTATGAGAAATACGATACATAGTATTAGCAGCCAGCCCCAAGATGGCATTGTATGGTAATAAGGTTAAATGTTTTAGTTGGCGTATAGGAGAGCACCCATGCCGTTCTTAATACGAAGGATGTTGTAGTTGACGGCATACAGGTACCGCGAATTTACGCCCGCGAACGTCTTGAGCGTCACCAGAGGGCTCGGTGTCACGATGCGGAACGTGTCGATACGAGAGAAGTTGAGCGTTCCGGTCGGCTGTAGCTTGGTCGTGTCGAGGCAGAAGGGGATGATCGCGACCGAGGCGACGTTCATCACGCTCGCAGCCGCCACAACGGGTATGTAACCGAACTGTGTGTGGTAGTACTGCGGCACGTCCATCCAGTGAGGCGCGTGACGGAACTCGCTGATGTCCACGCCGTTCACCTGCGTCTTCATCGCATAGTTCGCAGCGTTGTTGGCTACGGAAGTCCCCCCGGTCGCACCGTAAATGTCTTTGTAGGGGACCGCCTCGAATGCGATGAACTTCACCGGGTGGGCCATCGCGAGCTCCTGCATCGACGCGTCAGCGATCGGCACGCGCTGGACCTGGGTCATGAGCATGTCGTGATCGGTTTTTGCAAAGAAATCACGCTCGGCCTGATCGAGGAACACAAAGTTGGTCCAGAGCGTGTACTGCAGCTTGTCGTAAGTGGTCCCGCCGGTTGCGGTGGACGCGCCGGAAAGGCCCGCCGACCACGTGATCCGCAGCTCGACGTCGTGATATTGGAGTGCAATCATAGGTAGAGCCGAGGACCAATCCTTGTTGAAAAAGAATTTGAGTGGCAGAAAGGGGGTCACGGCGTTCGTCGGGCCGACATTGCCCGAATCCAGTAAGCGCTGGTTGAAGGTTTGGGCGCCGACGACCGGCTCGATCTTCGTCATGTAAGTAAAGTCTTGAGAGTCGATCACTTGACCACCGATCATGAGGTCAATCTTATCAATGACTTGCGACCAATCCGGAAAGGCCACCATGGCGCCATTTGCGTCACGTGCCGTGAAGTATGCATACGTCACGAGGTCACCCTTCTTCTCTAGCCGAATGGTCGAGATGCCACCGGCCGCGGGAGTGCCCTGGATGATCTGGCGTTCGACCGAGGATGCGTGATGCGTGTAACGACGAAAGCTCGAACGGTAGAAGGACACCTCGGGCTTACCCGTCAGCCATTTGTCTTGATCTCCCGTAGCGACGAGCTGGACAATTCCTCCACTCATTTTACTGTGGAGCGAGGTTTTTTTTATGCGTTCGATAACGGCCTCATGGCAATCTCATTCTTTTCGAGTTGCAGAATAGCGACATCGAGCGCTTTCATGTGGGGGTTCTCGTTTCCTTTGAATTCGTTGAACCTGTCATGATCGTTTCGGACGTATTGCTGGGATCGCTCCGCACCGCCGGCCTGGATGGGGAATGCCGTAGACTCTCCGCGAATGTTTGTCATTGCGCCGACGGCGCCTGTCGGGTCCGCCCTTACATTTTGACCATTTCCGTTGCCGGCCCTGTCGGGGTTGCTGCGTTTGTCCGAGCAGCGCGTTTGAGACTTGTCCGTAACGGCGTACGGCTGGTACACACCGTACTGTGCCGGTCCGAGTTCGAGTTCGTCGTCACGCATGCCCGTCTCTTGACGGATCGTCGTACGCCGAGTCTTGATGTGATCCGAGCGACCCTGTGGACCGAGGAGAGCACCACCTTGTCCTTGGCCTTGGTTCTGGGATGGGGCACGGAACCACGCCTTCGAATCCTTTGCCTGATGTGTCACGTCGCCCATGACCGTCAGACCGTTCTTGACGACGGCATTGCTCGGGCCGGTGCCACCCTCGAGCGTCGTGAGGCGCTCCTCGTTAATGTTGTTCGGGAGCACGCGGAAGAACTGTTGGAACCCGCCCGCTGACGGTACATCGGCACCTATACCGATGCCGGGCCCGACCTGCATTCGCTCAACCGGCGCCAGGTTGTTCATCTTATTCGTGATATTCTGGCGGCCGTACAGGTCGTATACGGGCTGGCCGAATGGTCGCTTGTTAGAATTGGGATTCATATCACCGAACGAAGCCACCTCGTGCTTATGTTCGATCGTGAATCCTTGATACCGGTGATCGCTACCGATGAGAGTGTTCGTGTCGAGTTGGTTCTCTTGGGGCATTGCGAAGCGTCGAGACGGTGTCGGGGCCATGAGTACAGTGGTTGCCGGGGTCTTGGTGTCGTCACTGAGACGCTTACCGGCAAACACGAGACCGACCACTGCCGCGAGGGCCAGTGGGTCCATAATACTTTTACTTTACAAAATAACGTTGAACAAAACGGGTGTTTTGATCGACGGCGTACGTGCTGATCGGGTCCCAGTCGAGGGTCCGCGTCGGCGTCTCGATGTATTGATTCGGAAAGTCGTAGCTCTGCTCTGACCAGTCCTTACCCCACCGAGTGGTTGTTTGGGGGCGAAGAGCATCGCTCGCCATGGCGAGCTCCTCGAGCACGACATTCTTAGGTCCGCGGTAGATACCGTCCTGAAGTAGAGCAGCCATTACATTTGCGGGCGAAAATAGTCTTGCTCACCGCGAAGCGCGCATCTGGGTCACCTCGGGGAAATGGAAGTTTGGCTTGTCCGGGTCGCACGCAGACCCCCCCTGGTCCTTGCACATCTGCGAGAATGGCCGCCCGTAGCTCGCCTGTGCAAAGATTGCTTGGTCGTTCTCCGGGACGGTGTGAAAGTTACGCTCGGCATCTCGACGCTTCTCAAACGGGTGGATTTCGGACCACACGGCATTCACCGCTTGGCGCATGCACGGGAACCAGTCCGCGGGGGGCTGGCCCGGCGCATCCATCATGAGTGCATTCGCCATTGAATTATCCCTCGTCGGTGCCCTGTACGGGTTCTCGGCACCAACTCCGACATTGGGCTCTGGGATCATTCCATTTGTGAATAGATAATACAAAATAGCCAGGACTAGAATGCCGAGCGCAAAGACGCGCTTGTCGCGGGATATCAGATAGGACACGGTGCACGCGTATAGGATGAAGCGGGTCGTCGAGTGAACCCGGTCGCGGGCCGATTGCTGGGCTGTAGGCCAAAAGTCAAAGATGCGATCCGAACGAAATAACTCGGTTGGGTCCATTGATCCCTTTCTGATTTGCACGTATATTTATTTCATGTTCGACATCATCGACATCATCCCGGAAATGGCCGACGCATCGAGCTGACCGCCACCATTGTTCTTCATCTCATTGGCGCATTTCGCAGCGGCCGCTTCGATCATAGAGAGGGTCTCGTCGTTGAACATGTTGATCGTCGTGCCGAGGATATAGAGCGTCTGGAGGTATTGCCACATCGCATCCTTGGTCGAGTCGGAGAGGTCGTCGTCGTTCCAACAAGCGGCCATATTCATCTCCTCCAAGATGGGAATGTCCGCGAGGTGGTCTCGGAAGAACTTCTCATCCTTGGCCATGATCATAGACGTGTACGGCGAAATGCCCTGCATGAAGACGTCCATGGTGGTGCGCGGGCTCGCAACACGAGCGAGTTCAAACTGAACCGAATACTTCTTCATAGCCTTCTCCTCCGGAAAAGTGAGAACGAGCTCGTTCAAAAACTGCTCCATCATGTCATTGAATGCACCGATCGTCGACATTTAACCGTTATATGCACAAGTCTTTAGAAGGGTTCGGTCGACAGTGATTCTTTCTGACCGTGGCCGTAATTGACAATCACGTAGACGAGGATCGCCACGAGGAAAGCAGGCTTGAAATACGTCGAGTTTGGCACCTTTTCACCGTTCATCCCGTGTTTGGCATACATGTAAGCGATCGTGGCGCCGGCACCGATCGCGGCCGCGGTCATAGGGTCACGGCACCAATGGTCCATTTATTGTCTCGTGGGATTTTTTGCAAGCCCCTCTGACACAGGCGCGTCGTCGAATAACGTTCCGCTGTCGCTTGGGATATTACTCGGCCCGGGGGTCACCGCAATCTCCTTTACCTGGTGACCCCCGGGAGTCTCGGCCACATCCCCGGGAGTCTCGGCCTCTTCTTCTTCGGCGGCAGGCTCCGGGAGCATGTCCGACTCATCCTCCTCGAGAGGCGCCTCCTCCTCCTCCTCACCACCAAACTCGACTGCAGAGTCACCACCCGGTAGGTATGTGTTCATGATTATGTCGAACGGAATGAGCTGCTCGACCGTCTCGCGGATCGCGTTGCACATGAGGCACGTGAGCCGTTCGTGCCTCACGTTGTGCGAAATCGACTCGCCGAACAGAGACTCGCCGTCTCGGTTCATGTCATAAATCATGTTTGCAGCCTTGATATAGCACGAATGAACGAATAGGTTGTTTCCCGGCAGAGATATCGAAATCTTCTTCGACTGGTTGTTTGTGCGGATCGACGAAAGGATCTTGACGTGAATGATAAACACCGAGGCGAGGAGTTTCGGAAACAAAGGCTCCTCCTTAAGGATCGCGTCGACGTGCTGCTTGACCATCACGTCACCCCACCCTTCGACACCCCCCTTTACGCGCTGCAGATTCATCTGGAATATGCCCATCGTAGCCGTCCGAGACTTATTCTTCGCCTCGGTGAACAACTCCCAAAATGCGTTAATCATGATTGGCGTCATAGCCTTGCACAGCTTATTCAAGAACCGACGTTCGGCATCGACCAAAAGCTCAGCCCCACCGTTCATTACATGGGCCACCTAAAATTCATCGGCGCCTTCGCCGCAGCTTATTCGCCGTTGCCTGCAAATCGAGCAGGGTCGGCATGAGGTCCCCGTCGTCCTCTGCAGCTGGCTCGAGCGCCCGAATCTTCCCCCACGTGACGCGCATGTCCACGAGTCCGACGCGCTCCACGTGATACCCGAGTCGCTCGAGTTGTCGAGACATGTACGTCACGGTCGTGGCCAGGTCATATGCCGGGAACCCTATGACAAACGGCGGGACACTCAGCGTCACATCTTTGTTCCCAAGATTTGAGGCTGTCCGTATCTTCCGGCAAAACTGGTCAAGCAGTGCTCGGTAGGTGTCCTTTCGGACGTTAAGTCGGATTTTTTCCTTTTCGGCGATTTCTTTCGCAGAGATCATCCTCTATAGCAAGCGCGAGGTTTACCGTGGCGCATATGCACGCACCTGATCCACGAGGACGGGCTTATTACGAGATTCCGTGAGCATCTCTTTCAATTGACGGTCCAGATTGTCGTCGATTTCCTTGTACGGCATGAACTTGTCACGGATGAACGATTTGAAAGGGCCTTCACGGTCTATATGAGCCGATCCAATCTTTGATACGAGCCGGACCTCGCCGTCCGACCCGACACGTGCCACGATGTCGTATTGAACTCCGAAGAACCCTCGCGTGTTCATGAACATCATGCGTGCATTGTAGACCAGGGTACCCGTCCGGTCCATCTTCGGCTCGATGAACAGCGTTTCGAGAGGCTCAAGGTCAGGCTCTTCTTTTTGGATCGCCTCAATGATGACTTGGATAATATCAGGCGAAACGGGCTGAGTCTCTGCGTTTTCGAATGACGTCGGGTCAGGCTGGTTCCATACCAAAAATGCAGTGATGGCGACCAGACAGACGATCACGATGTCCTTCATTTAGTGTGTGCGCCTAAAAAAAACCAAGAAAACCACTCCAAGAGAGAAAGGTATGGCCTTACTCGTATTCTCGGAGAAATGCAAGTACTCTCTCGATGTCATTGCTCTTATCCAATCTCAACCCGCACTGATTCAGATTGTCCGATTTCACAACGTCACCACTCTCGGCACGCCGTCGAAGCAGATCACGCGAGTTCCGACGCTCGTCACGAATGACGGAAACCTACTCGTCGGCGCCGAAGTAAAGGCGTGGCTGACCAACATGATCCCGTGCGAGTTTGAAAATTACGACAGCCGCGGGCCGGCAACGTCCAACTTTGACGGCACAGACGAACCGAATGGATTCTTCGGGCTTGAGCAATACGGCGAGGGTCTCCAACCAACCATGACTCCCGAACTCGAGGAGAAGATTGGTCGGAGTGTCACCGATGCTTATCAAAACTTTACCAAATAGAGAGATTGTTCCTTAAAGACCCAAATGCACCTACGAACCATCCAGGCGAGTGCGATCCGTTCCATCTTCGAGGTGCTCAAGGATATCATAAATGACGTGAACGTATACTTTGACCCGACCGGCATCAAGATCCTGACCCTGGACGTGGCGCGCGTCACGCTCGTGCACGTCTTTCTCGCGGCGGAGAATTTCGAGGAGTACTCGTGCCCGACCGAGATTGCCGCCGGACTCAACATGGCCAACACGCACAAGCTCCTCAAGTCGATCGGGAACAACGACACGCTCTTCATGACGATTCAGAACAGGGACATCCTAGAGTTTATCATCGAGAACACCGTAAAGAAATCGTCGACGAGCTATAAGCTCAAGCTCCTAGACATCAACGAGGACATTCTAGAGGTGCCCGACGTCAAGATGGATGTGATTACGACCCTGCCCTCTATGGACTTTCAGCGCATCGCACGCGACATGGGAAACCTGGCGAACGATATTAGCATCACCCGGGAGGGCACGACACTCGAACTCGCGTGCCGGGGCGACTTTGCCGATCAACGAACCGAGATTGAATATCCCGAACATGTGGCGCGTGTCAGCAACACATTCAGTCTCAAGTATATCAACTTATTCACAAAGGCGACCGGGATGTGTTCGAGCGTGCAGCTCATGCAAGACACCACGAATGACGGGGTTATAGTGTTTCGCTACTCGATAGCAAACTTGGGTGACATGAAGTTCTACTTGGCGGCAAAGATGGACTCTTGACCGAGAATATTCACAATCTTCAGATCGCCGAGCAGTGGTTCGGTCAGCCATTCGGCAACCAGTCGATACCCGGGTCGTTGACGACGAATCGTTACTCGTGGCCACCAGCTACGGCGTCTTCGGTACTCGAACCAAAACCCGATGTCGGGCGGGAGGCCGTAAAAATCGCTGCGTGGCCCGGCCCACTGCTTGACCTGATCCGTGACATCTCGAGGTGCCGACCCGTCCGTTGGTTGCAGGGTCGCGCTCTTGATCGGAAAGCTCACACCGGGCTTGCGCCCTATGGGCCATTTCTGGACAACCTTGTAGACCCGGTTATTGCATATGTAATCTATCAACCCAGTCTTCTCGTCGACATTCACGATCGTAAAATCTTTGAGACGTAGAGCCGTTCGTATGTAGTACCACATGTCAAACAGACGTTCGAACATTTAAACATAATACGCCCTTGACTTTATATGGAGGCGAGGTACAACGCCAAGGTTGAAGAACTCATCGCCTTGGGGAACGAGACGGACCTGTACGAATACATCGCACAGTGTATACCCTTCTTGGCCGCGTACGAAAGCACCGAAACGGACGGTGCGAAATCGACGCACACCGCGTGCGTCGCCGGAATAAAGGTGAGTTCACGAAAGGGGGTTCAGAGATTGGATATATTTAACGAATATTTGCAAGAGGTTGAGGGTGTCACGCCGCTCGTGAAAGCGGGGCCGGCACACGCACCCCACTGTAACAAGTGCGGTGCGCGCTACTGCATGCTGTTCGACGAGGTGATCAGTGAGGATGTCTGTCAAAAGTGTGGCGCGATGGAGTATGTGCTCTGTGATCAAGTGGGATTCAAGGAGGAGCAAGAAATGGACAAGAAGGTTGTCTATTCTTACAAGCGCGAGAACCACTTCAACGAGTGGGTCTCCCAATTCCAAGCCAAAGAGTCTACGAGCGTCCCCGAAGATCTCATAGAGCAACTCCGGGTCGAGTTTCGCAAGCAACGGATCAAAGAGCTCACCGAGATTACCCACGAGAAGGTCAAGGCGCTCCTCAAGAAGCTCGACAAGAGCAAGTTCTATGAGCATATCCCTTACATAACGACCATTCTGAACGGTATCAAGCCCCCGACCATGCCACAGGCACTCGAGGATAGATTACGACTCATGTTCTACCAAGTCCAAAAGCCGTTCGAGAAGCACCGGCCGAAAGACCGTAAGAATTTCCTCTCATATAGCTTTATCCTTTACAAGTTTTGCGAGCTCCTCGGGCACGATGAATACCTTCCGTGCTTCCCACTGCTCAAAAGCAAGGAGAAATTGTACAAACAGGACCAGATGTGGAAGAGCATTTGCCAAGAGCTGAAATGGCAGTGGATTCCGACAATTTGACAAAACTTTCAATCTCGAGCTCATTCGAGAAATTGATCAGCAAGCCTTCATCGATCCCGGTGAGCGAGATGTAGTTCCGAACCTGCGTCCGGAAGGCGTCCGTCAACCGTGCGACCGACTTGAGCTCGACGATCAGCTCGTTGTTCACGATAAGGTCGGCGCGCAAATTGCCGATCGTATGGCCCTCGAAAACGACGGGGACGATACGCTCGGTTTCGTACGCGATGGCGTGGCGTCGTAGTTTGACTTCCATCGCGTTGTGGTAGATTCTTTCAGAGTAGCCTGGCCCGAGCACATCCATGACCTCACGTGCCAGAGCGCTCACGCGCTGCTTCATATTGGCTTAAGTTGACTTAGCTTTTTCACTTTAGACCGTTCCCCTATCGCAATCACACCAGCCTGAATGTGCCACGGGACACCGGCGAGCATCATGCCAACTTGGACACCGGTAGCCGCTGAACCTTTCACTAATCTCAAGGATTTACGAAGGACGCCTTCCACCGTGTTTATATCCCACTGGGCAAACTTCTTCATGAATACATCGGCCGTATCCGGTAGTTTGCCACTGAACACTGCGCCCATGGTGACGATTATGAAAACGATGCATGCGACGGTCGCCATAAAAACTTTGTTGACACCGGTTGCGATTGAAGCCCCAGCATCCCTGAGGGCTCGATTTGCCCCTTTCACGCCTCGTTCGCCCATATTTGCGACACGCGTGGTCCCGTTTGTTAACATCTGTGCCGACCCATTCACAAGCTGGGTGATGTCGGCCTCGGCTATGACAAGGCCCGCGACTACTTGCTGATTCAAAATAGACGTCGCATTCACCACCACGGCACCCATGGCACGGGCTGAATTTCTTGCAAATCGGCCAGTCGTATTCGCCGAATTCGCAACATATCTAGCAGTCGCATTCCTCACGTGTATCCCGTTCTGGGCCAGAAATTTGGTCGCTTCTACTCCACGAGCGCCCAAGATGTCCATGGACTCTTGTATGTACAGGTTCCAATCTTTGGCGACCTTGTGGTCATTCGGAATGGCCACGGTGGTATTTCCATCGAGCGGGCAAATGGTCCATCGCTGACTCAGCATCATAATAGGCGTTAACGGGTTACCCGAACGCATGTAGACAACGGCGGCGCTTTTGTGAAGCTCAGCTTGCTCGAGGCTTAATGTTCCGATGCGAATGACGCTCGCAAACATACTTGCGCCATTATGAGCCACACCGAACGCTTTTCCGGCAGGTGTGTTTCTATTTTGCAGATGCTTCGTAATGGTTGAATTAGGCCTGACTTTAATAGCATAAAACAAAATAGACCATAGAACAAAGGCACGAGCACTTAAGGCCAATGCTATCGCAACTTTTGGAGGACACCGCACCGTTCTCAATAAGTTTTGAGCGCCCGGATTTTGCATCGCCATCCATTTTGTCATACTCCAAGCCCCCTTGCCCGACGTTTTGACCACAAGGCTGGCTAAATGTTTCGTCTGGTTGGCTTTTTTCAGGCTGTTTTCCCACGCTTGAAGAACGCCCGGGATTGCGACTCTCCGTGCGGTCACCAATGCACGACCGGCTGAACGCAACCGAGCTCCAAAGGTTGGTTTAGAATTAGCGTTATTTAAAAGTTTTGAGTTCGAGTTGTGAGCCCCTTGCTTTCTACGTGCAACTGGAATGTGGGGGCCCACCTTGCTCGAGGCACGGTTCTGGTTTCCGTGCGCGACAAGCATCAACCTCCTCCCCCTCACAGGGCGTGAATTCGTTGAACCCTCCGACTCTGAATTACTCATTCCTTACCTCTTTGCGAGATAATTTTCGCTGATCCACCGGCTGTCCTTCTTGTAGGTGCGAGACGCGGTCGGCAGGCGCTTCCTCGTGATGCCCGCAATGGCCAGTAGCCTGTTGATCACGGGAATCGGGGATTCGCGGCGAACCGCCTTGGCGAGAGAGCGACGACGCGCAGTCTTGGACTCGACTGGGTGGTAGCCGTAGCGCGTGAGCATGCCCCCCTTGAGTCGGCCAATGACCGACGTGGGTTTGCCCGCCGCCCCAACATCAGGAATCGGGGTGGATTTCACGCGGACGAGTCCAGCCTTGTGACGGTACGTATAGCCGCAGCGGGCGCGCGTCGGCTTCACTCTGACGAGCTTGGCGGTGCGACGGGCTGTATGAGCAGAACGGATGACGGCATGCATGTATTATGGCCAGCCAAAAATAATCTGATCTTGTCTTCATTGCCGAGAGCGAAATCGTGAATGTCGATTCCGGGCGAGATGGCCTCGATCGATGGAAAGTCGTGGTACTTGTACCGCATCTTCAAGAGGGACATTATGATGTTGATCAGGTACGACTTGTAATCCTTGACGACGGGGACCGGTGACGATTCGAATCCCACGCGCAGTCGAAGCACTTCGTCCGCGGGCCTGCCCAAGAAGCACGCGCACGGATCCTCTTCTTCGACGCCACCATCCATGTACGTCCATCCGTCAATCTTGACTGTCGACACGAGGATAGGAATCGCCATCGAGGCGGTCAGCGCGTCGACCAACTGCACGTCCGGCGTCGTGTCGACCGAAAAGTAGCACGTCTTCTGCCGCTCGACGCAATAAGCCGTGACGTGGAGCTTGATTGGGAAAAGTTCATACAGCTGCGCAAAGGTGATGTCCTGTCGGCCACTCAAAAACTGGGCTGTGCACCCGGCAAAGACTGCACGAATCTTCTGCTGTGGGATGAGCCCGTAATCCTTCAAAAGGGAACGGATGCTCAGGGTCATCATTTGTTTAACGGGAGCGTTCAGGGCGAAATCCAACATCTTTGGAATGTCGCCCTTTGTCACAATAAACAAGAATGCAAGTATTGCACCTGCTGATGCGCCCGAAATCTCTTCGAGTCGATCAAGCTTTAATTTGGAAAGTATACCGAGTTCAATGAACAGGCCCATCGATCCTGCACCGATTGACAGGCACTTGACCATCTAGTAATATCTGGGGAAAGAAGAACGAAGCACCGCAAACGCAACGGCAAACACTGCAGTGTGCACGCCGACTGCCATCTGGGACGTCTGGCCCGAGCGGAAGAAGCCTGCAGAGCCGGGTGGCAGGGTGAGCAGCATGCCTGGGCTGAGCAGAACGAACAGAATGGCCGGCACGACCATGTCCGCGTGCGTCATGGACACCTTGAGGACAAACTTGGCGATGACGTAATAAATCACGCTGAGGGCGAGTGCGGACGTAAGCACAGCCTTCGGGCTGGTGCTCCCGGGGGTGATCAGAAGGCCCGGGCTTAGCAGTGCAAAAAGGATAGCCGGGACAAACACTTTTTTGGCAGTAATATCAATCGTCATTTAAGAGTAATGCAAGACAAAATTTCTGAACTGCTCATAGGTCGCCTCGCGCATCAACTCCGAAGTGCTCACCGTGTCCCATAATTGGGCTACGATCGTGCCGGCCTGTGGAATGTTGCACTCGAGCCCCCAATCTTCTGGGTGCATCACAAACTCGACCCATCGGTGGTACGTTGCGTGCCGGAGAATGCCCCCCTCCTCGAAAAGGGCGTCGGCGGTTGATCTTAGGCTGAACCATAGGTTCAAAAGCTCTTCGCTATACCAATCTTGCCAATCCTCTGGGTGTAACGGCAGTGGCTCGTTGTCATCTTCGTCGTCATGCACACCCGCATCCTCGGGTAGATACGCATCACGCGAGTACTCGTCATTAAGACCCATTCTCTTACACCTTATGCAGTTGCTGCTTTTAGACCAGTCACCGCAAGCGTCGCCGACTCGCGAATCGGGGCAGAGTCCGTAATGGATTTGTATGCTCCCTCGACCTTAACTTCGTCGCCCGAGAAGTATGTCATGAGCCCGGTCATAATGGTATCCTTCGTGATCGAGCCACGAATCTTTTTTACTTTGAGGCTCACCTTCACGCGGTCCTTCACGTTGCACGTGTCAATCTGATGCTTCGTCATGTAGTCCTTGACAAACTCGCGAAGCTCCTTCTCGCGCTGGGAAAGCACCTGAAGATCTTTGCGAGCAGAGGCGAGCTGGGCTCTGAGCCCAACCATCTCTGTCATGGCAATCTTAAATTGGGAGTCGACACCGTCTGTCATGTGAAGACTTAAAGCGCGTTGCCTTTATTGGTATTCAGGCTCTATCTCAAACTTGGGACGCATCGTGTCTGGAGAAATCGTCGATAGATTGAAGATGGACACGGGCGTGCGGGGGTTCACTGGCTCGGAGCGGTACTGCAGATTCGAGTTGCGGAGGGTTCCGCCGATCGTCTCGGGGTAGCCAATCTGAGAACGAGGGTCTAGGTAGCTCTGACCGCTCAGGATGTTCTCCGGGCTGAACTGGCCGAAATCCTCCGTTTGCACCACCTCGCGCGGGATGAGGCTCGCCGCCGTGACGGCAGACATGCCGGACGTCGAGCTCTCGCCTATGTCAGCCGGCGCGCTGACGCTCACCTCGTTCGCGTTCATGCCATCGACCGCCCCTGCTTTTGCGAGGAAGCGGCTGCCCTGGGGCGCAAACAGAAGGTACATGATCAAAACGGCCAGGACGAGAATAGCCAGCCCTTTGCGATCCATTTATCATGGCATTACAATTTTTTTGGGTCTAGTCAACATAATCCTCCGGGTCCTCCACCTCCACCTCCTCGGGAGAGTCCTCAAAGAGATACTCGGTCGGAAACGCAGGGCCGGTGGCTGAGCTCCTGAGACGAACCTGGACAACGCGCCAGATGGGACCGAACGACTTTTTCAGAAACCAAAGGCCGGCGAGCTCGAACAGTACGTCGAGGGATGCCTCCGCCTTGATGTCCTGGAGCTCAACCGGCTGCTTCTTCGAGTCGTAGGCGGTCGTCACGACCTTTCCTTTCACCGTCGCGACCGTCGCTTGGAGGCAGCCATCCGAGACACTCTCTTGGTAGGCATTCTGAAGTGTCTCGTCTGAAATCTCCTTGCCGAACCAGTCGAGCTTATTCTTCTTCGCCTGCTCGATGAACTCATCGTCAATGTCGGTAAACTTGACGAGTGACTTTTCGGGAATCTCGAACGTGACCGTCTTTGCACCCATCGCCTCCTGGTTTCGGACATCGTTCACTTGGTGAAGAACACGCTCACCGTTCGCCTTGGTCGTCTTCAGGAAGTAACGACCGTCCGGAAGTTTCTGGGGCTTGGTATACTCCATGCTTCTCATCTAGGTTGGGAATTCTTTATGTGGCAAGACCAGGAAAATGTTTCTGTTTTACTCAAATCCCATGGAACTTTAAGACTTAAGTTAACTTTAAGTTTTAAGTTTTGTACAGCTGGATGGTCCCCACAAACATTTCTGGTTGCATGGACCCTCGAATCGCTGAATCCTCGAATCGCCAAAGTGCGGGCACAAAATGTTTTGAAAAAACCCAAATCCCATGGAACTTTAAGACTTAAGTTAACTTTAAGTTTTAAGTTTTATACATCTGGATGGACTTCTGAAACATTTCTTGGCCAGACGAGTCCCTCCCGTTTTTGCAGATGGTCCCCACCAAAATGGTTTGAAAAAACCCAAATCCCATGGAACTTTAAGACTTAAGTTAACTTTAAGTTTTAAGTTTTATACATCTGGATGGACTCTGCAACCAAAATCTGTCCCACCCCTTGGTATAAGGGGTCATTAAAAATTTAATTGTCATTTTTGAAGGGGTCCAAGGGGTCCATGCAACCAGAAATGTTTGTGGGGACCATCCAGATGTATAAAACTTAAAACTTAAAGTTAACTTAAGTTCCATGGGATTTGGGTTTTTTCAAAACATTTTTGGTCCATGGCCGATTCGTTCCGCACGCCTCCCATGGTAATGGCTTAAAGACCAGCCGTCATAGACACTCACAATGGCGACCCTCGATTCCATCGCAAAGGAGATGAAGGCGATCCACAAGGACATTCGCAAGATTCGTGCTCACCTTGAGGACCCGACCGGCGAGAAGGTGAAGGCGCGCGCTCAGAACAACGGCTTCAACAAGCCCCTGGACGTAACCCCGGAGCTTCGTGCCTTTCTGGTTCTGCCCGACGGTGAGAAGATCTCGCGGTCCCAGGTGACCCGCCGCGTGAACGAGTACGTAGAGGAGAAGGGCCTGAAGAAGGGCCAGGAGATTACCCTCGACGAGACGCTGACCAAGCTGCTGAGCCCTCCACCCGACACCAAGATTACCTTCCTGAACATTCAGAAGTATATCAACCCCCACTACATCAAGGAGGTGAAGCCGCCGGCCGAGCCCAAGGTGAAGCGCGCGGCTCCTCTGGCACCCGCAGCGAGCGCGCCACCTGCCGTAGAGGCCGAGCCCAAGCCGAAGCGTCCCAAGGTGGAGAAGAAGTGAGCAGATAAATAACTCGTGCCATCATATAACAGCAGTATGAGCAATGAAGAGATCGTATTGATTGACCCACCCGCTCTCGATGTCGAATTTTTGAACCAGCTTGTCGGTATAAAGGTGAAAAACCTCGATTTGTACCGACGCGCCTTCACACACAAGTCTGCCCTCAAGCGTTATAGGGGGCTCACGGGGTCATATGAAACGCTCGAGTTCATGGGCGACTCTGTCCTCGGCTTTATAGTGACGAAGCACCTGTTTGACTTGTACGAGATTCGGCAAGAGGGCTTCTTGACAAAGGCTCGCACGAAGATGGTGCGTGGCGCGACGCTATGTGACATTGCCGAGAAGCTTAATCTCGGCCCGAGGATTCTGATGGACGAGAAGGGCATTCGGAACGGCTGGAACACAAACCCGAAGATCCTCGAGGATGTGTTCGAGGCGCTCGTCGGGGCCGTATACCTCGACCTCGGCGTCGTCCACACAAAGAAGTTTGTGTTTGACTCGTACGACAAGGTGCACACAAGCCTGAGCGACGACAACTACAAGGATCAACTGATGCGTTGGTGCCAGGCCCTCAAGTACCCCTTGCCGGACTATCAAGTGACTGACCAGAGCGCGAACGGCACATTCTTCATCACGGTGGTGATCGACGGGCTCTCCACGGGGTGTGGGTTTGCGAGCACGAAGAAGCAGGCCGAGCAGAATGCGGCTCAGATAGTACTTAAGACGGACCCTCGTTTCAAAGGGAAGGAGCCACCGAATGGAAAAGGTCAAAAAGCTGCTCGAAGCCACGTACTTTGAACAGCGATCACCCGAATGGCTCGAGCTCCGTGAGAATATGCTCACGGCGAGCGATGCCGCCACGGCTATCGGGGCGAACCCATACGAAAAACCTCACGACCTTCTGGTCAAGAAGGTCGGGAAGAAGAAGTGGGACGGGAACGAGGCGACGCGACGAGGCACCGAGCTCGAGCCGATCGCCCGCGACATGTACGACGCGCGCTACAACCGACGCTCTCACGAGATTGGCCTCGTGCAACACCCGGTGCACAAGTGGCTCGGAGGATCACCCGATGGCGTGACCGAGGATGGCCTTTTGATCGAGATCAAGTGCCCGTTGACGCGCAAGATTACCCCGAAGGTCCCAAAGCACTATATAGCCCAGATCCAAGTGCTCATGGAGATTCTAGAACTCGAAGAGTGTGACTTTATTCAGTATCGGCCGGCTGTCGGTGACGTGCCCGAGGAGTTTGTCGTGACGAACGTCCCACGTGACCGCCAGTGGTTCGAGACCTACATGCCAGTGATGCGTGATTTCTGGCAACAGGTCGAGGCCGCAAAGGCAAAGGGGCTTTGCGAGCTCACGGACGATCCGGTTGCGTATGCGCCGTACGAGGTTACATGTGAAATTGTTTTCTGAATAAATAAATGAATAAGACGGCCGAAAACGCAAAGCCGATGCGCCACATGTTCTTCTTGTCTTCTTCATCACGGGCGATGAAAGCCTCCCCTGGGCGCATGTAAGAAACCTCCCCGTCGTCGAATTGGTATTTACGTGCCGGATAAAGGACGCTCGGCGCCGGATATTGCACGCCCGTTTTTAACACCATGGATGCCGGCAAGTGGAAGACCTCCATCGGGCCGTCATACACCGTCTCGTACTCGCAAATCTGTGACGTGTACCCCTGGTCCATGGGTTCTTTATAAAAGCCGCCCGTGGACACGCCGAACGTGTTGGTCCAGGTGTATGCATTAAACCCATCAATCTGGAGCCGATCGTCTATGAGCGCCGCCGAGGCCATTATTACCATACGCTCACATTTTCTTTGTAGAACTTGGTTTGGACCTTTTCCTGGTGGAGTGTCCACATAGTATTCAGGTCAATGTTGAGCATGTGTGCCAACTGGAACAAATAACTGAACACGTCGCCCATCTCAAGAGTCATGTCGATGCCGCGATCCTTCTTGAGACCGGTCTTTCGAAAGCACCGTTGGTTTTGGCGAATCGAAGATGCGAGCTCGCCAATCTCCTCGTTGAAGAGCATCCAGACGACGCTGACCGGGGTCTTGTCCCACCCCTTGACTTTACACATGGACGCAGTCTCGTCGCGATAGTGGTTCAGGTTCGTCATGACTTGCCAAGGAATGGCCCGAGCCTTTTAAGTCCTGCACATGCAATGAAGCACCTTCCGGTAACGCCACACGAGCACAATGGCGACAAGTAAGCAGAGAAACTCCGAAAAGAGCTTCCAACTCTCAACCCGGTTCTTGTCAGTCGTTCGGCGCTCGGCCCACGGCACAACCACCGACGTGCTAAAGAGCCGAACGGCCCGGTCCGCCAGGAAGAACGTTAAGAACCCGAACAAGATGTCGTCGAGGTCCCTCATCTGAAATTGCCCGGGATTTTATTTCCGTACGTGCTCGTGCTCATCGGCGCCGCCATGGGAACGGGTTGGGTCGAAATGTCCCTCATGTAGATGAGTTGTTGGAGGACACCCGTCTTGATAGTCTTTGTCGCCTCCGCGACCACCTGTTTGTTCATGGCGGACACTTGCGTGCGCACGTCTTTATAGGGGTCATACGAAACGTCCGAATAAGCACGACCCATGAGCGCCTGAAGGTCCCCATCATTCTGACGGTCAATCTTGTATCCGGTCAGTTTTGCAATTTCGTCGACAATCGCACGATGGAGATATTCACGATTGAAATCGGAGAAGTATGCATCGGTGAGTGGCGTCGGAAGACGTCGCGTGCTCATTACGAATGGTGGATAAAAAAAAGCCGCCATAAGAACTCAAATGAAGGTGATCAAGCGCAATGGGACCGTGACCGACATGCTCTTCGACAAGGTGACCCTGCGCATCAGTGCGTTGTGCGTCGCGGGTGCGCACGGCCCGGCGCTCGACGTCCAAGCCGACAAGGTTGCCCAGAAGGTTTTTTCGAACATGTACGACGGCGTCCGGACGAGCGAGATTGACGACCTGTCGGCCGAGGTCGCCGTACACATGCTGTCCGAGAACCCCGACTACGAGACGCTCGCGACGCGCATTATCGTGAGCAACATGCACAAGACGTCACCGGGGTGCTTCTCGGACGCGATGGTGCGGAACCACGTGGCCGGTCGCGTCTCGGACGATTTCATGAAGGACATTCGCCTCGAGTACGACGGGATGATCGATCACGCGCGCGACTACGACTTTGGCTTTTTCGGAATCAAGACGCTCCAGAAGATGTACCTCAACCTGGGCGAGACGCCCCAGTACATGTTCATGCGCGTCGCGGTTGCGATTCACGGCACGGACCTCGTACGTGTCCGCGAGACGTACGACCTCATGTCCCACAAGTACTTCATCCACGCGACGCCGACGCTCTTCAATGCCGGCTCGAAACGCCCCCAAATGTCGAGCTGCTTCCTGCTGGACACCGAGGACTCGATCGATGGCATCTACGACACGATGAAGCGGTGCGCCCAAATCTCCAAGTGGGCCGGTGGCATCGGCCTTGCTATTAGCAAGATCCGTTCGAATGGGAGTCGCATCGAGGGCACGAACGGGCACTCCGACGGTATCATCCCGATGCTCCGCGTCTACAACGCGACGGCGCGTTTCGTCAACCAAGGCTCCAGACGCAAGGGCTCCATCGCCATGTACCTCGAGCCGTGGCACGCGGACGTCATGGACTTTCTCGAGCTCCGTCTCAACCAGGGTGACGAGGAGGCGCGCTGCCGCGACCTGTTCACGGCGCTTTGGATCCCGGACCTCTTCATGCGCAAGGTTGAGGCTGACGAGGAGTGGCACCTGATGTGTCCGAACGAGTGCCCCGGCCTTTGTGAGGCTCACGGCGAGCAGTTTGACGAGCTGTACCGCCAGTATGTGGCCCAAGGCCGATTCCGCAAGGTGGTCAAGGCTCGCCTCGTCTGGGACGCCGTGCTGAAGTCGCAGGTTGAGACCGGAACGCCCTACATGTGCTACAAGGATGCCGCGAACGCCAAGTCGAACCAGAAGAACCTCGGGACGATCAAGTCCTCGAACCTGTGTGTCGCGCCCGAGACTAAGATTTTGACGCGTCATGGCTACAAGGAAATCGCGAGCATTTGTGACCAACCGGTCGACGTATGGAACGGGCACGAGTGGAGCACGGTCGATATTCTTCAAACGAGCACATGGGCCCGCCTCATCCGCGTAAACCTCAGTGATGGTACGTTCCTTGACTGCACACCGCAACACAAATTCCACCTTCAAGTTGGATACGGTGTGCAAACTGAAGTCAAAGATGCCGAGTGCCTCGTCACGGGAGACAAGCTCATCAAGTGGACACCTCCCGAATTCATCGAGACGGAATACACCCAAGAGCCGTTCACGTACGCGTATACCCACGGCTTCTTTTGTGGCGACGGGACCTATCACTCAACGTACAGTGGCGAGAAGATCATCCCGGGCGTGGCACTGTATGGGGAGAAGAAGAAGCTCGTACAGCATCTCGACGTTCGTTCCATGTCGGGAATTGAGGACGCGTCCGGGCGCCTAAATCTTCTACTGCCAAGTGACTTGCCTAAGAAGTTTGTGGTGCCGGGCAATAGTATTACATACACCGACAGACTCAAGTGGTTCGCGGGCCTCTGTGATGCCGATGGGCATGTTCAGGGTTGCCCGGGCAAGCCAACACAGAAGAGCATCTCGGTCGCCTCGATCCACCTGAGTTTCCTCCGTGAGGTGCAGCTCATGTTGCACACTCTAGGGGCGACGTCTACGATCGGGATGCTTTGCGAGGCGGGTGAAACTGAACTTCCCGATGGTCGTGGTGGTAAGAAGATGTTCAACACGCAGATGTGTTGGCGACTCGTGGTATCGGCTCTTGGTGTCGAGACACTTATCAACGCGGGTCTCCAGACGCGGCGCCTAGACCTGAGCGATTTCACACCGGTGACTCGAGACGTCCGTCAATATGTCCGGGTCGTCTCCATCGAGGACAACGGCCGCTTCGATGCGACCTATTGCTTCAACGAGCCCAAGCGCCACATGGGCATCTTCAACGGGGTTCTCACCGGAAACTGCACCGAAATCATGGAGTTCACCAACCCGGACGAGGTGGCCGTGTGCAACCTGGCATCCCTGAGCTTGCCGGCGTACGTCCGCGACGGTGTGTTCGACCACGCCAAGCTCCACGAGGTGGCTCGCGTCGTGACCCGCAACCTGAACCGCGTGATCGACACCAACTTCTACCCGGTGGAGGCGGCGCGCACGTCGAACATGCGCCACCGCCCCATCGCAATCGGCGTCCAGGGTCTCGCGGATGTGTTTATGATGCTCGGGTTGACGTACGACGAGCCGGCTGCGCGCGAGCTCAACAAGACCATCTTCGAGACCATGTACCACGCGGCGCTCACCGAGTCGTGCGAGCTCGCCAAGGCGCGTGGGCCGTACGAGACGTTCGCCGGGTCGCCGGCGTCCGAGGGTGTGCTCCAGTGCGACATGTGGGGCGTGACCCCGACGGACCAGTGGGATTGGAAGGAGCTCCGTGAGGATATCGCGACCCACGGCCTCCGCAACTCTCTGTTGGTCGGCCCCATGCCCACCGCGAGCACGGCGCAGATCCTCGGGAACAACGAGGCGTTCGAGCCGTACACGACCAACCTGTACCTGCGGCGCACGCTCGCCGGCGAGTTTGTCGTGATCAACAAGCACCTCGTCCGTGACCTCCAAGCTCTCGGCTTGTGGAGTCGCGACCTCAAGACGGAGATTGTGCGCGACGGCGGGTCCGTCCAAGGGTTGACCATCCCGGACGAGCTCAAGGCGCGCTACCGCACGGCGTGGGAGATTCCGCAGAAGTCCATCCTTGACATGAGCGCGGACCGGGGTGCGTACGTGTGTCAGTCGCAGTCGCTCAACATCTTCATGGAGAACCCGACCATGGCCAAGCTCTCGAGCATGCACATGTACGGGTGGCGCAAGGGGCTCAAGACCGGGATGTACTACCTGCGGACGCGCGCCAAGGCCAAGGCCCAGCAGGTGACTGTGCCGGTGCTCGCGTGCTCGCGGGACAATGCCGACTGCGCCGCGTGCTCAGCTTAAGACTATTGTAACCAAAGAGAGCATGTTACCAACGGACCTTGTCGCAAAAGTCTTGGCCCATTGTGACCTGGACACGCGCATAGCGTTCAAGGTGAAGCCGAACCGGCTTGACACCAAGGACTACCCGGACTGGCGAACACACGACGGCCTCG